GAAGCATCCATCGATGTGCAAGGCGTAACGATTTACCATGACTCCGGAAATGGCGGGCGAGAGCTGGAGATTGACGCGCAACTTAACGCGATGCCGGTCCCGGATGAAAGCAAGGTTTTCGTGATCGACGCTGGCGTATAAGGAGGGGGTTATGGCTAACAGTTCAAGAAAGATCAATCGGGGCGTGAGGCTCGGTAACAAGACCTATAAAGCAGGAATGGAAGATGAACTGGCAAAAGTGTTGCCCGAAAACACCGCAGGTCGGCTCGTTAAAAAGGGATACATTGAAGGCCAATGGTCTAAGCCTTCATCCTCACTTTCCTCAGAAACCAACACAACGCACGAGCGTGGCGCGGCCCTAACCGACCTGACAGTAGCAGAGTTAAAAGATCGGGCTCGCGAATCAGGGGTTGAGGGGTTCAGCACAATGAACAAAGCGGAACTCGTCGAGGCGCTCAATAGCACTGCGGAGAAGGAGTAACTCAATGCCCGGAATCAAACGCAAGGGTGCGCACGTCTTTATTGATGATGACAGTAACGTGGTTTTGAGGACCGGACGGGATGCTGCGGTTGTTGTTTCCCGTGAATTTCCCTATAGCGGCACAGGATCGCGTCAGGCTGTAGAGGCAGATTTAGAATCTGCGGCGGCGGCGGGCACGTCCGACGAAGGAGACAGTGCTTATATTGGGGGCGTTATGGGCAACGCTCTTGGCGCGGCGCTTACAAAAACGCACAACATCATAGCTGGCGTTATTGGTAAGTTGTCTGTTTCAGGAGCTCGCGCCACTACTTATCCACTGGCGGCCGTATACGCTGAAATTGGAGAAGACAGCGAGCACGCCGATGCGGGAGTCGTTTCCGCGATAGGCGGCGATTCTGCGGCGGTTAACGCCGATGCGGCCTTTGGTATAGATCATCTGAACTCTAATACTGGGGCCGGCTTTGATTGGATTGTCAACGGCCATAAAGAAGCGCACGACGGTTACGATGCGGGCGTTCCATTGAAGGGCTTTGCCAGACTCACGGTCGTTGGCGGCGTACCGGGCGGGATTTTCTTTGGTGCCGCCACTGATGATGCCGGAATCGTTGCTCAAGTCGGTGCTGATAACACAATCGCGGATGGCTCTGTTTATTTCTCTTTCGTGGACGGGGCTGGAAAGATATTTCAGAAACAAAACGACGTGTGGATTGACTTACAAGCGTAAACGTAATGCCAAGTCCAACACCAACAGAGGCTCAAATTGATAAGACCCGCGAAATTACCGGCGAAAGGTCTTATACATTCGTCTTAGGGCGAATTGAGGGCCTGAACGATTCGCAATGGGCCAGAGCACTTCAATTGCAGACCGCGTGGGGAGACTACCCTGAGGGCGACACTGTTCAATTAGAAGGCGGGAGCGAGGGCGTCAAATATAGTTCCGAGACTTCTCGGGGCGATATCCGGGTGAGAATGCGACTATTGCTGGGCTTGCCAGAGATGCGAGACGCGGGCATAACCGGGGAAGCCTCATCAGAAGCACTGCGTAACTGCTTTGTATTTTAGGTGATAAGAGTTGTCTTTTGGAACCAACGTCGGCCGGGCAAAGCAGCGCGGCCATGATGTTAAGCGAAAGCTGTTTATCGGTACAGCGCCGTCGCTGGTTTTGTTGAAAGGAAATGGTCCCTACACAACACTGACGACCTTAACAAGCGCGTGGTATTTAGGGCGTAAGGAATACCAGGAGTTAGTAACCGGAGCGAGATACTTCAAACTATACATTGACGATCTTGACGGAACGAGATTGTCACAATTGAAGGCCATGACGGCGGTTCGGATTAGCGGAATGAATTACAAATTTATTGCTAAGGACTCATTTGTCGGAACGATCCCCAGTTACGAATTTAAGGTGCAGGCGATAGGAGAGCAGTTGGCGTGAGCGATCTGGTAACGCTAAAACTTGGCCGAGTGTTCACGCATTACCAGAGCGATCTGGAAAGGGCGCGAGATGAAGCGCTCCAAGACTCTGCACCGATTCTGCGACGTCATGTTGAGAGCAGCATTCGCCAACGCTTCTATCGCACCGGCGCGGGACTGAGATCTTTGCAGGAAGAGTTCGTGACCGAAGGGTTAAAGAAAATCTACCGTCTCTTCCCGACAGCGTTCTACATGATTTTTGGTGAGTACGGAACGGGGCGCAGAGGCTCAACGACAGGCCAGCCGGCACCGCGCGGATACAAGTATGGCAAACGTCCTGGCATGGCTGCCCGAAGATTTGCTCGGATTGCACTGGCAGAGTCACGTGGTGAGATTCGGGATATTCATTTATTGAAGGTGCGCGAGTTTGCTCAAAACCTGACAAGGGCGTGATGGGACGGTCGGAGCCAAGGAACTTGTTGTCACCCAGCGGCCAACCCGCTGTGGCCCGTAACTCGAAACGGGAAGTGTTTCCACCCGGAGTGGCCGTCCCGGAACAGAATAGCACGTATGCCGCCGCCGACAGCAAATGAGATTAAGACGCAGCTCGCGACTTTATTGACTCCTGTAATCGCCACTTCGGGAACGAAGAAGGCAAAGATCATTGAGCAATTAGCTTTTGCATTCCGAGCGGATAGCGGTGAAGACCCGTCGAACCTGAGGTCGGATCTCGATACGGTCTCAATCGAAGGTGGTGGAACGATTCAGCGCATTAACTGCCTGATGATTTCCGAAGAATCGTTCAGTCAGACACCACCGCCGGAAGATGCTGTCCGATCTTTGACGCAGGCGCGGGGTAGGAATCGAATCACGAGACGCTTTCGATTGACTTACTTCTACCAGATGGGTGAAGGCAGCGAAAACGTAGCATCAGCAAACGTAGAGTTGATCAGAACAACTATTAACAGTGCTCCAAAGTTAGGATTTCAAACGGTGGTAAACATGAAAGCAGGGCCGGCAGAATTTATTGAGGGACACGATAAGGTGCAGATGCCTTCATTTGCTCCTGACGCGTTTGGTATGGTCCTGGTCCACGTTGCGGAGATGTTATTGACTTTAAGGCTTATTGAGCCATTGGAAGGGACATAAGAATGAAGCTAAGCGAGGCCATTAGGATCGGCCGGGCATTTCGACCGGAATCACATCAAGGCGATCCATTCGTTCGCGTTGCCAACGCCGATGATCTGTTCAGTGATGTATGGGGCGCGGCAACCGAAGCGGTCCATTCTCTCGTTGCAAAACGTCCGTGGACGGAAGCGACTCGCGGCGCCGATATTGAATACTTCCGCGAAGTTCAACGGAAATACTTTGGTAAGTATTTCCAGATGCCCGCTATCTGCCCTGGCGCACGCCCGCGCACGTGTGTTGAAGAGGGGCGAAGAATCGTCAACCGCAGGGGTGAGTGTAAAACTGAGGGAGAGCGAGCGCTTGATATTGGCCCAATCACTAGCGAGTGTCGCGGAGTTGTTCACTTAGCCGGCTTTGTAGAGCACGTCTTTTATGCCCACAACTGGAGCAGTGAGCAAGTAGCGCAAGCCGTGGAGTGGTATGAGAGTCAGCAGCCGATATTGATTGCGCAGACTTTTGAGCATTATCAAAGCGAATCGCTACGCCAGACAATCGGGCAGAGGGAAGTTTTAGCGGCGCGTCAGCGAGAAATCGCGCGACATCAACGCGCTTCCAATTATCGTCATTACGTTAACTAATCAGGAGGTGCTATTTTGCCGCTTTTTTCAGGTCAAGGCCCAGCCTTTCACGCGGAACGTGATGGTTCAGGCAACCCCGTTAACTATGCTTGGTTTGGCAACGCCCCAGACGCCTCGGTTGGTCTTTCAACCGACACGCTGACACACAAAGAGTCGTACACCGGCAATCGTACTACGGATGCTCGAATTATCACCGAGCTGACGGCTACGATCACGATCACGGTTGATGACTTTAAGGAAGCAAACTTTGAAGTCGCAAGTTACGGTGACGCGGCGGCCATTTCCGGCGGTGCTATCACAGGCGAAGCAGTGTTGACCGCGCCTCCAGTTGTTAGCGAGCGTTACGCGCTTAAGGCGACCGGCAGGGTTTCGGCGGTGACGCTTAAAGACAACGGCGTTGCAATCACCAGCACTAAGTACACCGTTGATCCTTCTGGCGTGATCGTATTCAGTGACGTGGCCGGGATGACCGGCCCTATCACCGCTGACTACACGAACGCCGCCTCTCGTCAGGTGGGAGTCTTCAAGACTGCGCCACCGGAGAAGCACATCCGCATCGATGGTTACAACACAGCGCGTACTGTGAGTGGCGACTTTGAGCGCGTTGTGATGGACGCATTTAAGTGCCGACTTGATCCGCTGGAAACTCTTGGAATGATCAACGACGAGTTTGGCACAATGGTCATCAACGGATCGGTGCTGGTTGATACCACGAAGGCGGCGGCTTCCGCGACCGGACAGTTCATGCGCCTGATTTACTTCGACGCGTAATCACAAGAGGGAGAATCACAAAATGCCTAGATTTGATCAACGTGATAAGGATGGCGCATTGCTGGAGACTTATGTCATCAGTGAGGCCACGCTGAAAAAAGATCCCGATGCGCTCCTGCGCTCGTGGTCTGCTGAGGCAAGCAAGGCTCGCTCAGCTCCGGCCGGTTATGAATACATCGCCTCTGTTGATGGGGATCCTGATGGATTGCGTACTGAGGGCGTGACACATTACTACGCCAAGACCGGAAGCTATGAGAAAGAAAAGCCCTCAAAACTCGCAGGGCTAAAAGCGGTAGTTGCTGAGGCTGAAACCAAAGTGGAGCCCGAAAAGAAATGATTACTGATCCGGCTACTCAGTCCTTCGCTCAGCAGCAAGCCAGTACGACTGAGGACATCGCTAATACTCCTGTCCCGGTCCCGGCCTTTGGTAAGACTTATCAGATCAAGCGCTTCACGCTTGGACCGGCGTTCCGGGCTCTCGAATACGTTGGTCCATTTGGCTATCTGTTGCGGACGATCCTCGCTTTACCTCGCGGCGAAGATGGAAACTTTAAGATTGATCAGGACAGAATGATCGATCTGGCGGTTACTGCCATCTCAATTAGTGGACCTTCGGCTTTAGGGCTCATTTCCGTCGCTACAAACGAGCCGCCCGAATGGCTGGAAGACAAAGATCCGCTCGAGGGCTTGGACATCCTTGCGGCGATACTGGAGAAGAACCTGGATTTTTTCTCCCCCGAGAACATCGAAAAAGTCACCAAGGTTCTCGGCAGGCTTCAACGCGCAGCCCTCGCGTATGGTGGCAGCACATCAACGACCTCATTGCCCACGGACACGGACCACTAGAAAACCTACTCAACTGCTATACCCTCGCACACGTCAACAGGTTCCTGCGCGAGATTGACGCTCGCGCACGCCGCGAGCGTATCGAAACCATCTATAACTATCGCATCTCTCAAGCCGAGCGGAAAGGCTTTAATGAAGCTATCCGCAAGATGCAGCAGGAAGATCGAACGATCCGAATGTTGCAAGCCAGAGAAGACGGATACCGTTATCAAGAAAGCATTTCAGACAAAGAAGCTGAGGCGTTGGACGCGCAACGGCACGAGTACTTTAGTGACTGGACACCACAAGAGCAGGAAAGATTCAAATCTGAGCAGTCGGCTATGTGGGCACAGATACCAGAACATTTAAGAGCTAAGGCAGAAAGAATGGCGCGAGGGCACTAACAGCCCGTATACTTAATTTATGACCTGCGAGGCATGTGGCGGTGATGGTCTTATCGAATGCGGTGCCTACCGGGGTGATGAAGGCTCTGATACGCGGACCTGCGCACTCTGCAATGGCGTCGTTGGTTGCGCGGAAAGCCCCAGCCCCTTGGCCGCGGACGCCGCTGGTAAGCCCTTCGCTGAGATAAACGTGAGCGGAAGCCCGGCTACGAGTTACGAGGAAAGACGTCGTGAGAGACTGGCTAATCCGATTTTCATACCGAATGGACCCCAAATGAGCGGAGAAGAGATCGAGCAGTGGTTAGTTTATAATGGATATTCCCGGTGACGCGAGGGCATTGAGAGGCGTATAATCTGAGCATGTCAAAGCTCTCTATCTCGCTTGATGCTATCGCTTCCTTGCCCCCTCGGACTTCAGGTAAGAGTTGCACGCTTAACCGACACGGACAACGGCCAAGAGATCCACGATCTCGCCAAACAAATGGCCCTGACATCAGTGTTTCCGTATCGGGAGACTCTTACGATGGCCGAAGAATTCTTTCGATCCGGATTTGACATTAACGAGCTGAATGGATTTTGTGACCGTACAAGGCGATCACTGACGGACGGCGCGGTCCTTATGCTTGAGGCGAGACGGTTATGCTAACCCTTGACGAATTCACGATAGCAATGTGGCGTTTTAGCGGCTGGTTGCCTGCTGGTCCCGGCAATAGGCTTCGCTCCGGTACAGAGTTGGGGATATACGAATGAGTAACGAGTGGCCGGAAGTAATTCTAGAAGACGCGCTCGACGCTGATCTCGTCGTTCCGTCTATTACATTTCCCTTTCGTGTTTGTGAATGGGGTCCGATCACGGAAGTTTTCGCCGTATATATCGACGGCAAAAGGGTGTGGCCCGTAGATAATGCTGGTTGATGTCCGCTGCCATCACTGCAACAACTTTCTCTGTCAGATCAGCCACAACCTGATCGGCGTCGTTCGGTTAAAATGCTCACGCTGCAAAAAGTACAACGACATTTCTTTAGCCTCAACTCTCAAACAAACTGAATCTGATAAACTACAGTCACCTACCACAGTGAGCACCAGCGCGTAAACCCGCCAGAGAGCCGAGTGGACACCTTATTTAATTGAGGCGTCCGTTTGGATCAAGACACCACTCGTTTAATCATTTCGCTTGAGTCAATTCTGAAGGGGCTCAACCCTACCCTTCAGGGCTTGGACCGCATTAAGAAGAATCTACAGGCTGTCTCCAGCATTAAGTTCTCACCTAAGCAGATCACCACTGTTCAGTTTGACAAAGCAGCCGCTGCGGCTGAAAAAGTCCTTATCCAACAACAGAAGCTGGCTGTTCAGACGCAGGAACTCGCGAATCGCCAAGAGAGGGCAAGACAAACCGCAGAGCGGTTAGCCCGCTCACAACAACAGTTAGCAGATCAATCGGCCCGCGCTGCTCTGAAGTTGGGAGGCAATGCCGACGCTCACGTGAAGGCGTTCCGAGCAATGGAGACATCTGCTCAAAAAGCAAAAGCGGAAGTTGACCGGATTAACAAAGAGACATCTCGACAAGCGGCGCAGCAAGAAAAGTTGCGAACGCAAGCGGCCAAAAACATTCTCCGTGCAGAGACGTCCGCTGCAAAACAGGGCGCTACCGATCTAGCAAGCTCACTCGGCAAGTCCACGGATACCGTTGAGAGGCTTTCCAAGGGATTGAATTCGTTAGGTTCTACTCTGAACCGGGTAGGAAGCGGTCTAAGTTCTGCCGGTCGCGTTCTAACGGTTGCCCTGTCGGCGCCGTTGACCGCCATAGCAGTACTCGCAACTAAAAATGCCGTTGAGTTTGATTCCCTTCGTCGTGGTCTCGAGGTGATGGCCGGGTCCGCAGATGAAGCGGGCAAGCAACTCGCTCGGTTGAGAGAAATCGCAAAGTCTCCGGGCATTGGGTTTCAGGAGGCAATACAGGGGTCGATTCGACTTCAGGCGGTAGGGTTCTCTGCTGAAGTTGCTGAACGGGCTTTGACACAATTCGCAAATGCAGTTGCATTAACCGGCGGCGGGCGGGAGGAGCTCGCGCGAATCACGGTCCAGCTGGGTCAGTTGGCTGCGAAGGGCAAGGTAGTTGCTCAGGATCTTAAGCCGATAATCGAAGCTGGCCCGGCTGTTGGTCAGGCGCTCTTGCAAGCCTTTGGAACGGTTAACTCAGAAGACATACAAAAGCTCGGCTTATCGTCTCAGGAAT